GGTATGGGTCTATATCATTCGCCAAACCACTGTCTGCGACTGATGCAGTGGCTATAAAATCACAGAGTTTGTCGACTATGGCTGATCCGTTTTCGAACATCGTAAAATCGGCTCCAAGCACGAAAACTAATCTAAAAAGAAACATTAGCGTGAATAAGGGCGTTCATCTATAATAGGGGGTAATATGAGTAATACAGATATAATGACAGAATTCGCACAAGACATCTACCTCATCAGGAATGACGTCACTAGCAAGGCCACCGGCGACAAATTGGCGGCTCTTTTGAGTGATACTAGGCGCTATATTAACATGTGGATCGACGAGTTTGAGCTAGAGGCTGACTGGAACGTCATGCGTTCAAATGGCTTTAATCTGGGGACTATTTCAAGTTTGACTAATCGCACTATCCCAATCACTGACGCCACTATTCGAACATTAGTAGCCTCGCCGTATCGACCACTGACAATATCACAAGATGGCACAATTATTTCGAAGTTTTATGTAGTCAAACCAGACCAAATTGGTGATCCATCAAACCCTGATACTAATGACCGTGCAACCGTTATTGGGCGCAATATTATACTATCGCGCGACCTTACGGATCAGGAAATGGGCGGCACAATTAATGCTGATATAATCTATTTCTTCCCACGGGTGTCGACTGATTATACTGATATTTCGGTGTTATCGCTTATCACTCCGCCACTGCTGATTAAATTAGGCGTTGCCAAGACCGCCACTTTGCCGAATGTTATTCAAGGTCAGTTGAGCCCAAGCTATGTCCAAAAATACAATGACGCGCTTACTAAGGCTATCGCGATTAATAATGCGACTGCCGATACGGACGACGCGCTAACTGAGGATTTTAGTTTTGTAAGCGGAGTGTATTAGTATGGTTTACAAGCCTGTCAAAGTACCAGCTCGAAATATTACATCTAGTGATGTGATTTCGTTCAATGGGGGGCTTGATGAGAGGGGTGAAGCTAACGCTTTACCAAATACGTTTACGGCTGGGCGCAATACCATGATTGACTTACAAGGCCTAATTACACATCGCCAAGGGTTTAAAAAATGGCTCCCCGATACAGTTGAGACATGTTATCAAATATTCCCAGCAATTTACGAGGGCGAATTATACTACTTTGTCGCCGATGATAACCGAATAAAATACTGTCAGGCTGGCGATGCTGGGTGGACTGATTGCGGTACCCCTGGGACTGCCTCAGTTCTAACAACTGCTCTTACGGGCACAAATAATGACCTCACATTTACCGCCGTTCAATCTGGTTACGGTACGAACCCAGCTCGTGGGCTATTGGGAGACGGTGTTACTATCGCCTATGTCAATGCAGGGGCTAGCAAATCGCTTGTAGTCACCGTGACAACATTGGCTATTTCGGTTCAACTTGCTACTGACGGCAGTAGTGTTATTACCTCAACGGCGAATGACGTTATGGCGGCGATTAATGCTCATACTACCGCTAAAATTCTAGTTGTGGCGACACTTGCTGGTGGGAACACTGGTGTTGGTCTTGTCACGGCTCTAACGGCTACTCATCTTGCTGGTGGCGCTGCACCGTCTAACATTATGACTACTGGTGCTGGTATTATTACGACTTTTGTGAGGGTTCTCGATAAGATTTTATGTTTCAACGGCGTTGATAAATTGCGCTATATCGACTTGTCGACTATGGAAATGGTGCAGTATTTACCTGTCGCTAACCCGTCTAATGCGCCTACATTGACTGCCACTGGCATTACTGCCACTGGTTCGTTTAAGGTATTTTATGCGGTTTCGTTCAACTCAAGCATTGGTACAACGGCTATTTCGCCAATTCTAACATCGGCTGTATCAAAAGACCGTAGCGGGTGGAAGACTGACGGTACTGAATATGTGACCGTAGCGCGGAACAATACGACCCCAGCTAACGCAAAATCTTGGAATTTATATTTGGCTACGGCTGCTGCTGGTGGTACTATTGCCGCCAGTGATATGCTTTTGCTTGCTAGTGGCCTTGATTTGTCAGTTACCAGTTTCATGGATAACGGCACTATTTCAATCAATATTTCACAAGGTACTGCCCCAGAAGACAACTCTACCGACGGTATGGTCACTCAATACGGGGTTGAGTCAGAGGGGCGACCGATTTTATGGGGCGATCCAACTCACCCTGAAAACTTGTATATTGGTGGCGACGGGGCATCGGCACTTGATTTTAGCCCGACGAACGGTGGCTATATTCTGCCTCTTAATAAGGGTACAAACTACTACCCAATGTCAGTAGTCGGTTTCCGTAACGGCCAAGGTATTCCTAGCCTTACGGTGTTATTTAGTAACACTCAGGGGCTTTCGAAGCAATCGATTATTGAGCAGCAAACCGTCACCTATGGTAACTTCTCATTCGTCGTTTGGGGCGTCACTGAACAAAACTATGGTTCAGCCGGTGTGTCTTCACCTTATGCGGCGATTAACTATCTGGGCAAACTTATTTTCCCAACAGCCGACGGTATTGTCGCCGGTGATACAGAGGCGTCACTCCAAAACGTGCTGTCATTTAACCGTATCTCTGACCCAATCGATAAAACTGTTAGCTCATTCCGAAATGAGGCATTGAAATATATTGTCGGTACTGCTTGGAATAACCGTGTTTATATGACTATCCCGAGCCGAGGGTACTCATACAATAATGAAATTATCATCTATGACCTGACTAAAAAACAGGCACCAGTGTGGTACAAATGGGATATTCGCTGTCAGTGGATCGGCGTTGTTAGCCCATCAGATAGCGCCAGTTTCGTGTATGTTTGCCAAGATAACCATATATTTCGCCTACAAACGTCGTATGTGGCTCAGGACGACTCAGCCGAGGGTGTGGCCGTTCCATTCCCATTGTCGGCCACAGGGACTCTGCTGGGCAGTAATCAGGCACATAATAACTACACCGCGCTAAATCAAGCAGTATTCTATTTACAAGATGTTATTGGTAATGTAGAAATCGGCGTTACCTATCGCGATCGAGACGGCGATTTGAACACTGAAAGCCGGATAGTCACTCAAGGCGCTTATGCCAGTAGCCATGCCGGTAACTGGTCTGACCACTCATATTTGTTCACTGGCCATACTACCTACATTAGATGGAGTGATAGCCCATTTATTGAGGATGCCGACACTTCGACAAAAAAGACAATCCGTGAAGCTCTCGAGCTGAATAACGTAATCGTATCTGAGGTGCAGTGGTTTGTGAACACAAACCTCGATAATAGCTCATTTACGCTGCGCTCGGTATCGTATGAGGGTGTAAATATCGGGGTAAAGGCCGACCTACATTAGGCACTAGCGTGATATAATAAGTTTCAAAGGGGTAATATATGACTGACGACGTAACACAATACCAACACGAATGGGACAAAGGCAAAGAGTGGATAGACAATTTCACTCGTGATTTTATTGACCTTGATAACCTTGTTGACGGCGTAAGCCTGCACGAGTCTAAAAAGGCGCCTATGGTTGGAGATGTTACACTTGGTACGTCAGTTCGCCAAATCCCCAAATCTTCAATCCAACAGTTGCCTACGTTTACGACTACCGTTAACGGTACAGCTCAGTCAGAAAAAGCGATTATTTCAAACTATATCGTCCGTGGTATCATTTTTAACGATGATACATTCGGCAAGGGTATGCTTTCAACTTTGCAGATTACGGCCGAAAGTGCTCTAACCCATGGCTTCCAAGCTGTTATTGCCCAACTCAAAACTATCAATAGTGACTTCGGTTGTACGATGGAAATGGTACATTATAACGACTTAGTCGTCGAACCAGGCATTTTTGACTTCAATAAAAGTGGCTATTACCAAGTCCGAACTCGTGTCGTTTCTAGCAAGATTAAGCGAATTTTAGCATCTGCTAAAAAGAACAAAGAGACCACATGGAACGTCAAAGCACTCGAACAACTGCTTGCTAATGGCTCAAATTCGGTTACTAACTATAATCAGTTGCAGTCTAAGCCACGCCAAAATACTGGCCTAGACGAGAGCCAAAATACCTTTGACATTATTACCCGTTACGAAATTGCCCCATTCGGCGACATTATAACCTACGCCCCAGGTGTCAAAGAACCACTCCGAAAGCTAAAATCTAATAGCAAATTCGGTTATCCTCGCGTTTCAGCATTAGTTATTGACCCTGCCCAACTTACGCCATTCGGTGTGTCTCGCGTAAGATTGGCTAGCCCAACGGCTAACTATGCAAATATTTATTTGCAGTCTACAGCCAAAATGCTATTGCTTAATGCCGACCCTCCAGTTTTCCAACGTGGCCAATTTACCACTCCGATCCGCCTAAAACGTGGTGCGTTGTGGCAATCAGTTGACCCTAATGCCGAAGTCGAATTAAAAGAACTTTCGAACTCAACGCTTGAGCAATTTACGAGTGTGCTTAATTTCGTTGATAATCAGATTTATTCTGTCATGGGTGTGACTGCTGGTGGCGCTCAGGCGTCAGCTAGTACATATCGCAATAAAGCGGCTGTTCAAGAAGACCAGTCAGTCAAAGACCTTTCAACAGCTCAAGTCACTCACATCGCCGAGAACTTTTTGCGCCAATATGCGCTTACTGGCCTTGACCTATATGTCTCTGAACAAGTCGGTATTACTGAATTAATTGTTGATGATGAAGCCAAAGATGCTTTGAATGACCTCGCTAAAAAGAAATTTCAACCACAAATTGATCCTACAACTGGCTTACCAACGGCTGAATTCGTGCCTCCAGTAGGCGATGATAACATCGTTATTATTGACTGGGACAAATTCTATAATGGTACTAAGACTCAAGAGCCAGACCCAGCCGATCCAACTGGTCAAACCATGACCGAAAAAGTTGTTGATGAAATTAAGCAATGGACTGTATCGATCGACCTATCGCTTGCCAAAGATGATTTGGACGCTAAAAAACGTGCAGACGCACAAGATATGCTTACGGTTATTTCGCAAACTGCCAACCCAAATGACCCTGCTGCACAAGCCAAAAAGGGTGCGCTTGAAGATGAATTACTAGAAGAAACATTCCCGAATATCGCTACCGACGCCCCTGCACAACCAGTGATGCCTCAGCCTGTTGAACAATTAGTCGCACCCGTTCAATAAAAAACTTGTTGCATTGTAAAAACGATTGTGCTTTAATGGGTCTCAGAGGTAAAACAATATGGAAAACGACGAAGAGCTTGGCTACGTTTCAACATCACCAGACTTAGATACTAAAAGGACTAAGGAGGTTATTGCTGATGAACGCGATATGCCATCTTTACAACGCCTCCAAAAGCAATTAGGGGAAGACATTGAAAGCTATACTACCATTGACCGACTAGTTTTGGGAGATAAAACTTTTACTGTTGACCAGCAACTTGCTATAAATAAATCCATTGCAGCACATCTTCGGGGCTATAAGTCTACAGTTGATAATGCAATTATAAATGTAAGGGAGGCACTAAAAAATGGCTGATATTGAAGATAAACCGATTGAGGGAGAGGCTGTAACGCCACCCGTTGAAACTCCGCCGGTTGAGACCCCACCTGTTGTGCCGCCTACTGATGATGATGTAGAAGAAAATTGGGACGAAGCACTCGATGATGTGCTTGGTACTGGCAAAAAAGAAGCCCCCAAAACTGATGATGACGAAAAAACAGACGAAGAAAAAGAGGCCGAAGCTAAGGCTATTGCTGATGCAAAAGCTATCGAAGATGCTAAGGTTAACCCAGCACCCGTAGCCCCACCAACCATGGCCGAAATTGCTCGTGACGCTATCAAAGAGGCCGACACTTACCGTACTGAGATGGAGACGAACCGCAAGGCTTATCATCAAGAGGTCATCGATACGCTGTACCCAGAGGGCGTGAACCGTCAATTAATGGATGCTAATGGCAAACCAATTAATGGGGTGTCTGACCTTAAAAAGCTAGTCAACCCTGAAACCAATGAGTATTTTACTAGCGAGGAAGCCGGTGAATATTTGCTAGATGCACAGCAAAAACTGAACAAAGAATTGGCCGAATTTGATGGTGGAATTGACAAGATCGTCGACACCAACATCTCGCTATTTGATGGTGCAAAGCGCATCAATGCCGAATATGGTGAACTTATCAAAGCATTGCCACAAGAGGCCCAGAAAATCAAAGACGCTTATATGAAAACACAGCTAGTGCTTCACCCAAAAACAGGTATAATTATTGGCGCAAAAATGCCAATCGAAGAGTTCTACGAGTTGGCTTTTGCCCCATATAAAAAGGTGGCTGAGCAATTAGAACTCAAGGCTCAAGGTGAAAATGATGCTAAGGCCAAGGCAGCTGCCGATGCCGTAGCAGCCAAAAAAGCAGCCGATGACGCTAAAATAGCCGCTGAAAAGGCCGCTAAAGTCAAACAGGGCGAACGTGAAGATCTATCGCAAAGTGGCAAACCAATCCAAAAATCGCAAGATGACGAGGAGTGGGACGATGCTTACGATAGTGTATTAGGTAAACCAAGGAGGTAACAAAATGTCAGTAAGTTTTTTCAATATTAAATCAGGTGAAGAACGGGCGTTAAGCGACCCAGCTCACATTGCAGCTTTCGTTAATTCAAGCGACATGGGTAAAAACTCAAATAAAGGCCAAGATTTTGCGTGGCGCATTGCCCCAGAATTAAAAGCCAAAGTCGACGAATATAGCGAAGACCCTGCCAAATTAGAGGAAATTTCTAAACGGCTTGGTGTCCCGATGGATGCTATCGAAATCGTGCATGTGTTGACCCAAATAGCTTATGAACAGGGTGTCGCAGAACGCGCCAGCAAGCGTGCTCTTGAAAATAACCCAGCTCATGCCGCCGAATATGAGAAGCGCCTAGAGGCTGCTAGATCAGGTAAACCGGCCGTACAAGCATCTCGTTCGAACAAGCCAGCAGCAAAGAAATAACCTCTTATGCAAGTCCCTGCACATTACGTTCCGCGTGATTATCAGTTGGACTTTCTCCAAAACATTCGCAGTGTTCGTATAGCAGTTTTGGAATGGGCTCGCCGTAGTGGTAAAACTATGACTGTGTTTAACTATGCGGTGAGCCGAATGGTCGAGGAGACGATGACGGTTGTTATCGTCTACCCGACACTCAAGCAAGGGTATAAGACGTTTTGGAGCAACATCGAAAATGACGGTTTTAAGACGATTGAGCATATCCCACAGAGCTTAATCGCTAGGCAGTCAAACTCAGACGATAACATGCGTATCGAGCTAAAAAACGGCTCGGTATTTATGTGTTTAGGTGCCGATAACCCAGAGGCGCTTCGTGGTGCTAACGGTAAAATCTACATTTTCGACGAATGTGTCGACATTAATGGTGAAGCCTTTGGCGTAGTCCGTCCGATTACTGCCCTCAACGGTGGCCAATTATTGTTTACAGGTACACCGAAAATTGATGGTATATCTGGTGCCACATTCATCCGTATGCGCAAAGAGGCCGAAAAACAACCGGATCAGTACGCTTCTATGATTGACGCCACTCGTTATATGACGGCCGAGGAACTCGAAAAAGTCCGTCAAGATTACATTATTCAGTACGGCAATGATTTCAAATTCAGGCAGGAATTCCTACTTGATGAGGGCGCTGCGTTGGCCACTTCATATTACGGTAATCTACTCGATACGATGGCCAAAGATAAGCGCATCGGTCTGCACCCATACGTTCCCGATTATCCAGTTTATACGGCTTGGGACTTGGGGATGAGTGATAGTACGGCTGTTTTATTCTGGCAATATAACAATAAAAAACTTCGCATTATTGACGCCTATGAGACCCATGATGTTGGCGATCGAGGCATTGTCAGGTTTGTGCAGTCCAAGCCATATAACTATGCCTGGCACTTTTTCCCGCACGATGGCGCAAAACGTGATAGTGACGCTGTTACTCGCATCCAAAAAATTAGGGAGTTGGGACTATTAAATTCTAGCCTATTAGTGCGCCATTCGCGCGAAGACGGTATTGAGGCTGTGGCCGAGCTATTGCACAATAAAAACACCACATTCCACCAACCAATGACCAGTTGGGCAGTGGATAAATTGATTAAATATAGCCGTAAATACAATGCCCTAACCGGCGATTATGAGGGGCACGACCACAAAACTGAGTCGCATATTGCCGATGCTATGCGCTATATTGCCGAGTCAATCCGACAAGGGTTCTCATCAACGGGCGAGTTCTATTATGCCAATGCTGGCAAAGAGCAATCGACTCATAGCGAGGAATTGGTGTCGTCGCTTTACCCTGATGAACCAGATGACGAATACGACTTTTAAGTGGTGTTCTAATTCCGTTCTAAAAAACTATTGTCAAGCATTGACTTTATGCTTATAATGATGTTGATAGGCAGAAGCCTGTCACAAACATTTAATTTTGAATAGGGGATAAACCAAAATGGCTCAAACATACGGAAAACAAACCGCGAACATGATGGACACACCATTGGCTGTAAAGTCAGTGTTCACACCTTACGTTAACGATAACAACTATAAATTCACAGGCATGGGCACAATTTTCGTCCAGTCTTTTGATGACGGTTCACTGGTCACTTACGATGAAAACAGCGTAACTCCAGTAGGTTCAGTCGGCTTAGTAGGCAATGTCGAACAAGAATTGACACTAGCTTACAACCAGGCAATGTTCGGTAAAATTCAGCAAACTCTTATCGATGACACTCCAATCAGTGGTCTAGCAAAGAAATGGGCTGTTCAGCAAGTTGCTGACGTCTTCGTTTCTGCGCACGATAAGTATTCATTGGCAAAATTGATTGCTGCTCGTCCAAGCGGCAACATCCAAGCTACCGTTCCTGCTAACTGGGCTGGTGCAACTGAAAAATTGACTCAGACATTTGGCCTTGCATTGAATATGATTAAGAATTACGGTGCTGATCCTAACCAATCAGTTGCGTGGATCACAAACGCTTTCAGTGCTTACCTAGCTGCTCAAATCAACTATACAGGTAGTGATGAGGGTTACGGCGACGCTCGTAATACATCATTCCTTGGCCGACACCGTGGTGTCAAAATGGTTGAAGTTCCTGATGGTTACTTTGTTGCTGGCATCTATGCTGTCCTTGCTGACGTACGAGCAATCGTCGCTGTCACTCCAAAGCTAGATCCAAAAGGTAATGGCTACAAAGTCATCGACCAAATCTCAGGCTTCTCAGGTGTTGAAGTCCAACTTCGTGACCGTGGTGACACATTTGTTCTTAACAAAAAAGTCAACGTGATTGCTACTATCGAAGAAACTGCTTCGACGACAACCACAACCACGACTACAACGACTACAACGACTACAACGACTACTACCGAATAGTCAGTAGCCACATAAACTCAATCGCCTCTAGCAATAGGGGCGATTTTGTTGTACCATAAGAATAATGAAATATATTTTAGCCCAAGGCGCGCAATTCAAATATAAATGGGAACTCGACATTGTCCTGACCAATCTATATTCACTCGACCCGAACGCCGATGTGGTCTGCCTATTTATGCGGTTTGAGGGGCACCCCTGTGACGAGGTGTTTGACTATATTGTGCGACGTTACCCAAAAGTCGAAGTTTTGATGTATGATGACCTCCGAACTGATAAATACTACATTGCAAATATACGCCCCTACCTCTGGTACTGCTATTTATCGGAAGATCCTGCACGCGAAAAGGAAACCTACTTTCAAATTGAGTCCGACATTATTTTTAGAAAATTGCCAGATTTTAGTAAAATCAAGTTTTCGCCAACACAATGGTACGGCTCCGATTGTGGGGGGTATATCGACTACGAATATCTCAAAAGCGTAGAAATGGGCGACGAAATTATAATGCGCTTTGCCAACACTATCGGCATATCGATCGACGCCATCAAAAAGACGCCTGGTGCCGGTGCCCAGTGGATTATCTGCCAACCAACGGCCGAATACTGGCTAAAAGTCCATGAAGATTGCACTAAGCTCTACATGTACCTTGAGCCATTAAATAGCAATATCCAGAAATGGACGGCCGAAATGTGGTCGCAATTATTCAATGCAGCCTATTTCGGCATCGAGTATAATCTGTCACGCGAACTCGACTTTTGTCGGCCGACAGATGACATAAAAATGTGGGATCAGGTGAATATTTTGCACAATGCAGGCGTAATTGGCGAGCAGGCTAAATACCTATTCTACAAAGGCAATTTGAAATACAACGACACTCTGCCGTTCGGCGATGATTTTTCATGGGTTCGGCGCGATAAGGTCTCTATAAAATACGTTGAGGCAATTAATAAAGTTATGCTATAATTAGCTCATAAAGATAAGGGGCAAAAATGGTTAGTATCAAATATTTGCAAGCAAGTGATGGAAGCGGAGAGGCGGTAAAAGCAACTGTAACGGCTGCTCGCGCTATTAGCGCGACGACAATAACAGTCGATAGCATTACTAATTTCCCCGATTTTTTTATTGGGACAAGTGGCGTATTAAATAGCGAAACAGGCTATCTCGACCCTGCTTCTATGCGCGTTTTCCTCGGGCATACCAGTGGTGCTACCCTTGTAATCGACTCATTTGCCCCTGGCTATACTGACAACGGTAATGCTGTTGATGATGTTATTATTGTTAAACCTACAACTGAATGGGTGAACCAGCTCGCTGAGGCTATTCTAGTATCTATGAACGATGATGGTACGCTGAATTCGGCTGCTATCACAGTTATTAAAACAGCACTTGCAGCTGCAACAGATTTTAGAACCCGGGTGCGCCAGACCGCTACTGCTTCAACTGCTACTTTGACCCCTGATATTGACGACTATAATTTGTATGATGTCACAGCCCAGGCAGCTGCAATTTTGATCGCTAATCCTGCTGGTACCCCTATAAATGGAGATGTAATTATTATTCGTATTAAAGATAACGGCACGGCTCGTGCGATTACTTATGGCGCAAATTTCCAAAATATCAGTGGCCTTGACGCTATAACCACTACCGTTATCAGTAAGACCAGTGTCATTGGCGCCGTTTGGAACTCCACAGTTAGCAAGTGGCAGATAGTTAGCCTAAGCACGGAGGCCTAACCATGGCTAACGATGTATTAATCGTTTCTGCGGCACCGCAAGTTTATGTGAGGTATGTTGTCGTCCTCAACTCGCAAGGGGCTAACTCTTCGAATATAACTGTTCAAACATGGGCATTAATTCGCAACGGTACTCGTTATGGTGGCTGGGATTGGAACGCGCAAATATCTGGTACGTCAAGCGGTAGTATAACCGCCACATTCGGTGGCGATTATTACATGGGAGGAAGAAATGTCGTCGCAAACCATGATGTGAACGGTAATCTCAGTATTGGCGTGGCCTCGTGGATAGACGCCTATTACGGTAGTGGCACGGCATCGACAACGTATAATGCGCCACGTATACCACTTGCGCCTACAAATATTGCCCCCGTGAGCTCTTTAGTCAAAGTCACCACGGCTCGTATCACCGCCGGAGTTTCTAGCCATGGCCACGGTACTAGCTCAACCTATTCTATTCGTTATCGCCTATCGGGTACTTCTACCTGGACTACGCGAGCATTTGGTGGGGCAACGTGGGACTTAACAGGCCTCCAGCCAGGTAAAACCTACGAAATGAGCAGCCAGGCTAAAAACAACAACGGTGATACAAACTCATTCACTACGGGCACTTATACTTTCAAAACCAAAGGCATTGCTGGGCTCACACCACTATTAATGGCACTAGTAAGGGGTTAACCAAATGACGTCAAATTATATCCACGCTAGCAACGGGCTCGGGGAGGCGGTACGCGCTAATATTTCCGAAGACCGTGGCATCGGGGATATGCAGTTTATCACTGATAGCGTGCTCAACTGGCCTGA